CTTGCTTGCCTGTAAATACAGTTCCTATGGCTCCACGTATATCATAACCAATATGCATAGCTACCAGAACATCACAAGTCAGTTTAATCCTTCGGTACTCTTCATCTGTAACACAAAGTATAATTTCTGTCCAGCGTTTGGTGTTGGTATATTTAATACCTTTATACCTTACACCCTCTACCCTCTTATCCTCCTGATTTCCCCCTGCTTCCACAGCTCTCTGAGATGAGGAGAAGCTCAGGGCATTCTCAAACTTTGCCTCTACGTGTACGTGAGGCTTTGACACCAAGAGTATAGCTTTATCTACAGCAGTTGCCCACTTGCCATTGCCCTTGTAAAATTCCAATACAATATGCTTCATTCCAGTTCCCTTAAATTGTTTCCTTAGTTATATTATTCAGTATCTTTTCCCTGCTGTTGCTGAGCTAAATTGGCCTGCCTTGAAGCAGTTCCCTGTAGTCCAGCTCTACCATCCTGCTGTCCAGGATTCTTACTGCCTACCTTTGGCTGATAAGCATTCATCCCTACATTCTGAGGCTCTGTACTCTTAAACCAATGATCTATGTCTTCCAATCCAAACTTACGTGCAAGCTCTTTAGTAGCTGCTGCCACATCCAACGAGTTGCCCTGCTGAGTAGCAATCTGAGCTGTAGGTAAAATCCATTGAGACATGAACGAAAGCATTCTCTGGTATTCCATCTCTGGACTCATTACCTGCATTGAGTAAGGAATCAAATTCAAACTGTACTGTACAAAATCTCCCACGTTATCAACAGGATTAAAATTAGCCTGTACTTCACCAAGGCCCTCAATATCCTTTACAACAGCTCTGTCCTCAAGGGGGTTTCCCCACATGTATGAAACATGCTTAGTTATAATTGATTTAGCAAATGCATAAACAGCACCAACCATATCGTCTAAGCCCTTGGAAGCATTTCCAAACAACATCTGTTCCTGCCCCAAAGTCCCTGCCTGAGATGATCTTCCACCAAGAGTATACAGGTTCTGTCCCTGCACTGAAAACTGGTTATCAAGGTAAGAGATCCAATTGTAAAGATCAGGATTTATTCCACCCATATCAATAGGCTTTATACCACCAATGTTATCTACTCTACAGGTACCACCATCAGCCTTCGCAGCTAATCTCTCCATATCCCCAGCAGATCCAGATTCATAAGCCATAATGGTCTTTTGTCTGCCTGCCTGCTTCTTCATTTTGTTTACTATCTCATTCAGCAAAGCATCCATCTCTAACCAGTTCCAAGCTGGAGGTATGGGTATTGGATGCTGAGGAAACCATTTATATCCAAGTATATCATAAGGGCCACCTTCTGGACCATCATAATCTACAGTTCTAAGTATCTTTTTATATTCACCTTCCGTCAATATAGTAATAACTACTCCCTCATCGGGTAACCAGTAGTCAGTAAATCTGGTATGATCTCTCAAAAAACCAACAGGCTCACCTTTAGAAATCTCATCTGGTGTACTTTCACCAAGAAGCTTATGACCAGGTGTTATAGAGTCAGCATGTTTTTTACCAAAAAATTCCTTGGCATAGTCTGTCCTCATCAGATAGCTATTCCCAAGATACTGCATCTCTTCTATTGTCCTAGCAGCAGGATCTCCCACAAAATCAGAATCATCCACAACGTCTGAGTATGTCTGCCCAACATCGTGTGTGAAGCCCATAATCTCTACCTCATGGCTCTTCATGATAGCGGTCTTAGTTATCCCCCAACCAAACAAACTATTCAATACAGCTGGTCTGAGGGTATTCTGAGCAAACTTAATTTCTGCAAGCAAATTATTAGTAGCCAGCTCTGTTGTATACGCCTGATGCCTCAATTCCAGATGTCTTGTACCCACAGAAACCTTGGGATTTGTCATTACCAAATAAGGAAGCATAATGCCTATTGCCCTATCAAACAAATTCATAGGGTGAGGGGAACCAGAACGGGCATTACTGTCAAAATAGCCAGATGCCCAAAGACCCAGCATAGTATTCCTATGCTTAAGAGGAGCCTCCATGAGCTTTCCCCATTCTTTTGTACCCTCTCTCAGTTTTTCTGTGAAACTCATACCTGGCATTACCATCTCCTATTTTCTTTATCCCTGGCTTCTTGCATCTCTCTCTGCTGTCTACGGTATGCAATACAGTCCTTGGGTATTCCCCTTGTATCTTTCGCAACACCCTTTGGCTGCAACCTCAAAGCCAACAGTACCAATCCAGCTGGTATGACCCTATCCCCATGTGCCTTTCTTGCACCAGAAGAATCCTTTGATAACTTCGCAGGTCCTACACCACCAGCCTCAAAATTTATGTAGCTCTCAAGTTCCCCAACAAGTCCCTCGTCATGAGTCATAAAGGAGCTGTGTGCTTTAGATCCACGTATTGCCTGGCCCAAAGCTATATCTAAATCCTGTAGCAAGTCTATTTTGTTATCAAGTGAACTATGCCAGCCCCAGGCATTCTTCTCTGTTTTTTTTCTTGCTCTCTCATCCCTTTGCACATACACCTTGGGGTAAGCATAAAACTGTATTCGTTTTCCATACGCCCCACCTGGTCCATTGTTCTCCCAGATCATATATGGAAGTCCTGAATTACCACCAGTCCAATAAGCAAGAGCTACTCCAACATCTGCAAATGACTCTGGAGGTGTATTTGGACAAACCCATATGCCAACTTCTGACTGGGTATTAACATCATAAATCAAATGAACTGAGTTACTTGCACCAGTGCCCACAGAAATATCTGAGCCTATAATAAAATTGTGTGACTGGTCTGGTCTGCCATCTATAAGTGGTCCCCACCATTGCATCCTACCAGTAGTAAGACCAGTCTTCAATATGCAAGACGTTTTGATAATGCTTTCATCTTCATTCTTTTTGAACTTAATCTCACCTATATGAGTGGGTGTCTGAATATGCTCAGCTCTAAGTCTACGCAGTGTTACAGGAGAAAAGAACATATCGCCTGAACCGACAGGATTTCTGTCCACGTTCTGGGCCATGTCCCTACGGGAAGTTCTTCTCTTTTCCTCAGCATCATACCACTTACTACGCCATCCACCATCATTTGCATCACCACCATCTGCAATAAAAGAAACCTCCTTAAGTGCTTCAAGGAGGTGTGGCTTGTTTTCTCTAATGTCTCTCCAAAACTTGCTAAGTGTAAATGGAGTATCTTTCTCAATGCCTGAGAATGCTTCCTCAGAGATATTTCGATAATAAGCAAGATCACTTATTGTTACTTCATCATAGTCTGGAGATTTATAAAGTCCCTGATTCTTAAGTGGGTTCCTCTCCCAGTTAAGTATTACTACCTTTACTTTTCCAGATATAAGAAGTTGATTATATGGGTGAGCTGTTCCATAAAAGTGTGTTGAATTATAGATATTGCAATTACATGTGTCACTAAGATTCTCAACTACAGACTGAGCAATAGTGTAATCCATACGACCATGCTCATCTACAAGTGAGATACTTGCTCTATCTCCAGCACCAAAATTTTCGTTGGTTGATTCACCGCCTATTGAAGATCCATTGTCAAGGTTCTCCAACCTCATGCTTGTCTTCTGAAAATTAGGTACTCCCCATCTGGGCATATTCACAACTGCATAACAGATCTTGTGGAACAAACTTTTATGAGTGCCCTGCACCCTCATGTTGATAATTTCAACACTGGTATCTACAAACTCTTTCTTTCTGCTACCAACCAATGCACAGAACCCAGGCTCCAACCACCACAGCCCTGTGAAGTATTTTACCAGTAGCTCAGTAGCTCCCTCTTTACGAGCTTTATCAATAGCCAAGTCATACTGATTTCTGTAAGCATGATCTACAGCATCAATTGCCTCTTCTTGAGCCTCACGTAAAACAAAGGGGACATCTCTAAATCCAGCTGGCTGCTGTGGATCATACGTGAACCATGCAGAATTAAAAGCAATCTTTGGATCTTCCAAAATCATTGCCTTGTATGTATCCTGAAAATTCTTACTGCCAGCAAGTAAATCATGAAGCTTCATCCTGTACGCAATATTCGCTGGAATATCCCTGGGTATGCTTTCATAAAAAGATTTTGCGTTATCAGGATAGATCACTAAATGAGCTCTCCTTGTAATTCCTTGGGAGCCTTTTCAGCAGTATTCTCTACACGTTTAACCAAATGCCCACACAACTCTTTGATACGTTCTGACTCAGTTATGTCTATGGTAACATTAGTATTGTTCACGTTTATCTCTTTAAGATTTCTAAAAGATTCTGGAGCCATGTTCGTAAGGAAGAACATCAACAAATTTGCATTTGGTGCTACATCTTTTGTCTTCACAGTTCTCTTGGTAAGTGTTTCCTTGCCGTCTTCTGTAGTATACTCTTCTTTTATTTCCTTAGCTTGATAGCCTCCAGCTGCTTGAAGTCCCTTAGAAATCAATGTCTGTGTTGCAACAGCTGTGCCCTCTTTGCAAGCTCTTCCAAATTCTGGATAATTGTTTTTCCAACGTGCTACCGTGTTGACAGTGACACCACACAAAAAAGCAATCTGTGGATCAGACATGCCAGCAGCTTTAGCTCTGGATGCTACCCCGATGAATCGAGTGTTAAACATCCTGGCTCGTGTTATTTTAGTTTGTACTTTTTGTCTTGCCATATTTTAAAAGAAAGACCTTAGCAGTAAGGTGGGGTCGCATCATCGGCCTACCCTCATCGGACCAAAGCTGCCAAGATCATTTCTTGGTTCTCCATATTTACTTTTGTGCCCTATATTCTTTTACGCAGATAATACTTTTATTTTGATTAACTTTAGATGCTTATTGATATAAGCTATTAACTAATAAGTTTATAGTGCCAACTGTTGTTGGCTTTTTCTCATAGCCTTAAGAGTATTAATAACAGTAAATTAGTCTCTTCCCCTAAAGAACAGATCCACTTTGTCCACATTAATCCACTAAATCCTCATTTTTCCAGATTCAACTTTGTGTAAGTTCTTTGTGTATAAGGCTTAAAAATTTTTTTCGTGAATTCTATAAAGCGGCCATATTACGGGAATTAATTAAGACATGTAAAGTTGTTTAATGACTATTTGACACGCTTGGACACTTAGTTGAATGGGACACTATTGGATCATTTTGAGATTATTTTTATTTTTCCCTTGACATTGGTTTTGGATTATGGTATAATACACAACATGATACATTCGAGTTAACTGAAATTAAGTAAACACTGCGAAAGGAAGCTGTATGACAGAGTATGGAGTTAACAATGTGGAAAGCTTTATAGCAAGGGACGGGCTTAGTGAGTCTCTGTTAGCAATTGCAAAAGTTGTGGAGAATCCTTCATTGACTTTAGTAGAAGCTGCTAAGGAACTTAAAGTTACTAAAGCTTCATTGCTTAGGTCACTGAGTAGGATTGAAAGAAAATGCCCAGGATTTAGAAAAAGTATCGAGGAATTGAAGAGGGTATGGGCTGAAGAGAGAAAAGAGGAGTCAGCTGTTGAGAGGGAGGTAATGGAAGTAGCTGGTTTAACAAAAAATCAAGCAGCTATTGCAGAAGCTGTTGTAAGCCCAGCATTTACTTTGAAAGAGATTGCTGAGAGTTTTGGTATTGGGGTGTCTGCCCTGCATAGAACACTTGACAGGATAGAGTTAAAATGTCCTGGGTTCAGAGAAAGGCTTAGGGCACTTAGGTTTAAAGAGTTTCCTGATGCTAAGGACATTTGCTTATCAAAGTTGGATTACTCCGAGCTATCTGAAAAGGATTTAGAAAAAATAGAGGCTATGAAATAAACTATGTATGTAAACGAATTTAAAAACTGGATCGCTGGAAGACGTGGGACTGTGGTTGGCTTTGATACTGAGACTACCAGTCTGGATTGGTATGAGCTTAAGATTGAAGGCTTCTCTTTATACGATGGATGCAATTCTATCTACGTTGATCTTATAGATAATATTGATACTCCTCAAATAATGAAGCTTTTGGATCAAGTACTAAACTCTTCAAAATTAGTAATTATGCATAATGCTGTTTATGATCTTGGTGTACTGCGCAAGTATAATATGAATGTTAATGTTCCAATATTCTGTACCGCAGTAGGATCGTTCATACTCGATGAGGTTAGGAATACTGGACTTAAGTATTTAACAGAGAAGCTTCTGAAAAAGACTGTAGTAAAGTATGATGATGTTAAAGACATATCACATTCCAGCGATGAGTTTTATCAGTATGGTATGGATGATGCTATTAACTGTTATGAACTCTGGGAGTTGTTTGCACCACAGATTGAAGCTGAGGGATTGTCCAAAGCTTTCTATGAAATTGATATGCCTTTTATTCATGTGATTGTTGATATGAAGGTGAATGGTATTGCAGTTGATATGCAAGAGTACAACAGAATAGAACCCCTTTGTAGAAATCTAATGTATGAGTATACATGTAAATTGCATGAGCTGGCTGGTATTGAGTATGATGTAGTTGATGGTGAAGTAAATAGTTTTCTTAATCTTAATGCTGCTGATGATCTTATTATGATTATTGAAAGTCTGGGCATTGAGATAACTGAAGTAACAAAGAAGGGCAAGAAGAGTGTTGGAATTGACTCACTCAATGCAATGGGCACTCATCCATTTATTGAGGTACTGAAAAAGTATAAAAAGCTTTCTAAGATATACAGCTCATTTATAAAACCTTTTAAATCGTTTGTAGATCCTGATGGGAGAATACGCTGCAATTTGAATAACACAGTAGCCAGAACATCTAGGCTATCCTGTTCAAAGCCTAATCTTCA